AATTGTGTGGATAGGTTTAGTAAATGAGTAAGCAAGTAGAGAACAGAATAGAAACTGCGAAGGCACAAGCCGTTCGTCAGAGAAATTATCGGAGAGCAAGGGACAGGGCGTTAGCTCGTTTGAGTAGAGATTACCCGAATGTGTATCGCACCTATCTTGAAGAGGAGATGGCAACTGATGAACAAGTGGGTAAGAGGTGGCTTGATATTACTGGTCGTACTAGGTCTGCTAAGCACAGGTCATAATAAATTATTTCCACCACCGGCAGGTAGAATACCTGATGGTGTAATAGAGAATAGGAAGGCAACATCAGATGAGAAGAGTCGTAATAGAAAGCTCGCAAAGGAGTACGCTGCGGCTGGTTGGGACTGGCGAGGGAGAGAGTGGGTCTGCCTTAAGTCCCTTTGGACCCGTGAGAGCAGGTTTGATAACTACGCAAAGAACCAACAAGGAAGTTCAGCTTATGGAATTGCTCAACTCCTTAGAGAGAAAGATCACCGAAGCGAATACCAAATCTTGCGAGGTCTTAAATATATTTCTGCACGGTACGACACACCTTGTAGAGCCTATAGTTTCTTCCTCAGGAAAAACTATTACTGATTAACATAGACTTGTCCTAACCTTCCTAGGACATATAAGAACCCCGCAGTTTTCATTCATTTCCTGCGGGGTTTTCTAATTGAGAAAGACAAAACCCCTACGGGATAGGATACCGTAAGGGCTTCGCCTAGCACTCACACTAGATCGGCTAGCGTAGGTAGTAGAATTATATCAAATCATTTATCATTTGTATAGAACCCGCTACCTCTAAATGTTATAGCTGGTGAGGTATAGATACGCCTGAGCGTAGCTCCGCAAGTGGAACATCTATAGTTTTCTTCAGGTGCAGTGATAGATCTTTCAATCTGAATAGTCTCATCACCACCGGGACATTCGTATTCGTATATCAAAACTCTTCTCCGTCTTTAATATTGAGATAGCCAACAGGCTTAGACCTACTCTTCTTGTTAGCAAACTCAGTAGTAATAGGTAGCCACTTATCCTCCCACTTGGGCATTGGGAGTTTAGTGAGGTTAAACCCCCAGATACCCTGCGGTGTGGAGTTTATGTACCAGGGAGTGAGAGACCTGATACCTGCCGCCATTATGAGAGAGGAGTATTTATGTTCCTCTATTAACAGATCGTCATAGTGTGTCTTCCTAGATTTTAATTCTATAAACATCTTATGTTCCATACTTACACAATCAAAAGAATCAAACTCATCTTCACTCTTTGATAGGTCAGAGAAGTGGAACTCTTTAAGGTAATCAAATAACTCTGGCTCTCTTAATACATCTACGCCCAAGGTGTCTCACCTCCAAGCTGATCTTGTAATCTTCTTAAGGCTGAAGTACATCTGCGATCAGCAGTAGAGGTAGCACACTCTAAGTATTGTGCGATCTCTTGTAAGGTAACATTGTCATAGTAGCGCATACGCAGTAGCACCTTGTCATCTTCATTTAACTTTAAGTATGATCTCTTTACATCTATTAAGATAGCAAGAAGGTTGCCACCTTCTGCCGGTGTTGACTGCTTACGAGGTTGTCCATCATTGATTAACTCTTGCGCTTGTTCTAATACTGTACCTTCAATAACTGAGGCTAAGATATGTGGCATTAACTGAGCGATAGTTGCAGTATCGTAGAAGGCTTCATCAGTAGTTTGGTATCCAGCCTTACGAGCCTTCTCCCTACGAGCATACTTCTCTGCAATCCTACGCATCTGAAATGCAAGTCTGCTTACACTATACTCACGCTTCTCTTTGTTCTCTTCATTAAGTTGATCTAAGTATTGACTCTGTCTACCCAGCACCCAAAGATAAAGTTCTTGCTTAACATCATCTCGTTCTACCCAACCCTTAAACTTACGGGTAATAGAGTTAGCCACTGCTGGTACTAGATCAGCTAGTATCGGGTGTAATTCTTTAGTCATCTACTTGTCTACGCTTCTTATCTACTAGGTGTGCTGAATTACTTTTCCTTTATGTACAATTCCTCAACAGTCATAACCCAAGCCTCAAGTTTTTTATCAAGGTAATCAACCTTGCGTTCTAATCTGCGTATCTTAGATTGTTGATCTATCATATGTTTTAAGTTAATCACTTAGGCCAAGTACCTTCCAATACCATAATTGCAATAGCGGAATAGTTAAGCAGATCTATAAAGCTATCCTTCAAAGATTCATTTTGTGGCTCAGAATTGTTATCTATTAGGTGGTTGATACGAGCAGTCTTGTCGTGCATACGTACTCTTAATCCATTGAGCGCACCACCTGGTGCGTTAGAGATATTAGTTGGGCCATAATCTTTATGCTTTTTAATCAGCAGATTACCTGCATCATCTAATACCTTCCACATATCAGATATGAAATCATTGCTAATTCCATTAACCTGTTTTGCTCTTATGCCCTTAGACATTTACTGCCCCCAATATCCGTTTTGTCTCATCTATCCCCTTTGCTAAGTATAGGTCATTTAGATCCATTCCAGCAGGTAAGACACAGATAGTAGAGTTAATAATTTCTGATGCTACTCTCCTTGAAAACTCAGCTCCAGGATTAGAGCCATCATCTTTAACATCATTATCACCTATGATTAACACTTGTCCATATCCATTTAACATCTTTGCATAGTGTGGTTTCCAAGCAGCAACACCCGGTACACCAACAGCAGGTATACCTAAAGCACCAGTAGATATGATTGCATCTAACTCACCCTCACATACTGCAATAGTATCTTTCAATTCTAATAGAGCAGAGACATTAAACAGATGAGTCTTCTGACCTATAGCCATACCATACTTAGGTTTACCATCATCTAATCTTCTAAACTTAAAGCCAACACACATACCAAGAGCAGTAAAGTAGGGTATAGATAACCAACCAACATAACCCTGATGCTCAGGGATTGGATCAGTTACTGTACCTAAACTAAAAGACTCAGCTATCTCTTTAGATATGCCACGTTCTTTTAGAAAGGTTGCGGTTGCTACGTTTAGACCCTCCTGGTAACGCGAAGCCGCCTGCAGATACGATTTCAATTGCTCTTGCGAGAGCATCTTTAAACCCCAAACTTTCTTTTTCCATTACAACATTGATAGTGTTTCCACCCTTACCGCAGGTATGACAAAAGTATAGGTTCTCCACTGTGTTCATCACTGCTGACTTGCGAGAGTCATCGTGCATTACACACCTAACTGAGCTTGCTCTACCTTCTTTTACTTCTCCACCATAGAACTGTACTACTAATCCGATTGGGATTGATTTTGCATCGCTGTCTTTTCTGCCAGACTTTCTACTTCTGGACCAGTCTTGTCCTGGCATTGCTCTGCCTCGCTCTTCTCTAGGCCTTGCATTATCTTAGTTGTTGTTATCTTTCCACTAGGTACTGGCATTATTCTTTCTCCTCTAACCACTGTTGTAGATCTTGTATTACCCAAGCCTGTTCTATACCAGCATTACGTCTCTTAACTACCACATAAGATAGTGGTGCTGGTGTGATACCTCTAGCACTAGCATAGTTTTGTGTCTCTGCTACTGCCTCTCTCCAGAACTGAGGTAGATCCATTGACTTTGTATTCTTTAACTCTAGGATAAAAGTTTCTCCAGCTATAATAACTACTAGATCACCCTCATCTTTCTGTCCTGATAAGCGTAAGCGTTCAGCATTAACACCCTTAGATCTAAACCACTTCATAACATCTAGTTCAAAGGATGCACCCTTGCGCTTATTCTTAGCGGACATATTCTAAACTCGCATCTCTCCTGTGCATACGACCATACTCATTAGCATCCCATATCTGACAAGATCCATAGTTCACAAACAAAGATATATAATCCTTACCATCAGCAGTATGTTTACCAAAACGATTCTTAACTGCAGCAACCCTTAGTAGATTCTGTACAGGTTCATAACCTAAAGTTAGAATCATTGCCGGTAGTTGCGATACCTTACCGTGAATAGATCTACGAGCAGGTGGTTCAGTAGTAGAACCATACTCACTCTGTTCGCTGACGTGGTGAAGAACCATTACACAAGCCTCAGTCTGTCTAGCCATATCGTGCAGATCCACCATAATAGCTCTTAGTCCTGCCCACTCATTGTCTGATTCAG